TACAACTAACGATCAAGCGTTTGCTTCTTATGTTCTTACAAATAACGCTGCAGTTGCCCTAGTTGCTTCTGACTTATTGTCTAAAGAGTCTTCACTAATTTCTGCTGACCAAGCTCTTGATGGTCGTCTTGATATTCTTGAAGCTGACCCTACTACTAAGTTGTATGTTGATACTCAAGTCGCTAACGAAGGTTTCGCTCGTATTGACGGTGACGCTGCTACTCTAGTTTCTGCTAAATCTTACTCTGACGGTATCGTAGCTACTGAAGCATCTGCACGTATTGCCGGTGACGCTGCTACTCTTTCTTCTGCTGAGTCTCACACAGATGCAGAAGTTCTTATTGAAAAGAACAGAGCTGAAGCTGCTGAAGGTGCTTTAGGAATGAGAGTAACTTTCCTTGAAGGAAAAACTCTTGAAGAAGATCTTATGTTTGAGGTTGGTGTTAACTCTGTTGGTGTTAACTCAATCACACTTCCTAAAATGGCGACTGGAATTTATAAAGTTTGCGTAGGCCGTTTAAACGTATTCAAAGGTGTTGATTACACTGTTGGAACTGAAATGGTTATGACTAACGGAATTCCTACTCCTAAAACTAAGTTAACTTGGATTGGTGAACTTGCCTCTGGCGGTTATTCTCCAATTGCTAATGGTGACAAGATTTTCATATCTTTCCTTTACAACGCTTAATTCACTTACGGGGAGGGGAGACCCTCCCTTTTTTATTTTAAGGAGTTTTTAAAATGCCAATAATAACAAAACCGTCACCTCTAGAAAAAGACGCTACAGGTGTTTTTTCTCTAGATAAAACTGCACTTGCATTACACCCAATAGTAGTTGCAAGCTCACATTTTTCATCTCCTAACGTTTGGGACAAAATAATTGTAAAATATAAATCTGAAACTTTGGGTCAATTTGAATCAATTGAATTTGATGCAACACTCGCTTCTCCTGAAGGTCAATTTTTTGTAAGTGAAACTGCAGAAGATATTTTTGAAGTAGAAAAAATCACTATTATTGATAAGGATGGTGCAATACTTTTAATTCCTAGAGCTGAATTAACGGTTGCCCAGTTTGATATTGATTTTAGTGCTTCTGGAAATTCAAGTCCTGTAATATCTTATTTGTCTTACGACATAAACAATGTTGGAGCAACTTTAAATGCTACAGGTGGTGTATCACTTGGAAGTAGTGGTGACGATGTTTATGCAAAAATGTCTTCTGGTGATGCAAATGATTTTGCTTTTGAATGGAAATTTAATTGGTCTTTAATAAATCCTGGTAACGTTATATTGGGTGTTACTTCTACAGCTGGATCTGGGCTTTGGTATGAATCACTCACGTGTTTAGAGGGTTTAACAAGTGGAGGCCCTAATCCTGAAAAAGCTCGTCTTTGGGTCAATGGAACTCCCGGTGTATTAAGTGACATTACAATACCAGACGGTGACAATTTTTATAAACTTGTTAGAGTTGGAACTACAATAACGCATTACTTAAATGGTGTTTCTATTTATAGTTCTAACGTTTCTCTTTTCACCGCATACCCGACTGTAAGAACAAAAGGGTTAGCAGCTTGTAGTCAGTCATACACAACTTATTTACCGGGTGTTCAGGAACTTACATGGAACGTTGCTGGAAAAACTGGTGTTGGAACTGTGACTGCAGGTGCTAACGGTTTAATCACTAAATCTGCTGGCGGAACTGGGTATAACGTAAACGTACTATCTAATGAAACAATTACAAGTGATGGTTACGTTGAGTTTATTTGGAGTCACATTAATGTAGTTTTTGGAATTGCTGAAACAATTCACCCAAGTGGGTCATACACTAACATCATTTACGGTGGGTACAATGCAGGCTATGGTTGGGAAATATATGCTCCTAACGCATTTAACGGTTCAGGAATTGCAAACAATTCTTTAACTGTTGGTGACGTTGTTAAAATTGAAAGAGTTGGCAGTTTATATAAAGCATTTAAGAATGGCTTATTAATGCACACTTGTACAATTAATAACCTTAATCCTTTAAAAGCCTCAATTTCAATTAACTCTGAAACTAACGGTGTTAATGGTGCTACAATTTCTCTATAAGGAGATCATATGGAAATGATTATTGAGCATAAAGAAACTTTAATTCTCTTAGCTTTTGCAATCTCTGAAGCTCTTGCACTTATTCCAAGTGTAAAGGCTAACGGATTGTTTCAATTAGTTTATTTTCAACTCAAGAAGTTGAAGAAATAAGTGCTTATCCAGGCAATTATCGAGGCAGCGGAGGCAAGTCTTTCGCTGCTTCTTAAAAAAGAAGAAAACTTTACTGTTAAAAAATCTCTGCAAATGATTGAGAAATTAAGCACATTAAAAAAAGACTTTTACAATGAATATAACAAAAATCCGTCTGTTCGTTCTGATGCTGTTCTTGATCACATCCAATTTGAGCTGCGCAACTACCTCCACGATTACACCTCCTTCATTCGAACTCAGAACTTACAGGATAAGTGAAACTTTAGACGGTTTGGAATACCAATGGGCAAGCATTGGGGACTGTAAGAGAAAAATACTGGTATGGTGTAAAGAATATGAAATAATAATCAACAAGGATGTGATTAAGTTTCATGAAAAAGAAAAAATCAGAAGATTTAAAGAAGCAGGATTTATCTTCAAAAAAAGAGAGCTGCCATAAATCTGACACATTAACTAGGTTAGTTGCTCAAAAGTTTCAAGCATTACAAAACAATGACACTAAGACAGCTTATTTAATTCAAAAGGTCATCACACTTTTAGAGGCGAAAAAATGAGAAAAATTAATTTTATAGTGCTCCATTGTTCTGATTCAGATGAAGCATCACATGACAATATTCATACAATTAGACACTGGCATACCCTCAGAGGTTTCACCGGGCCGGATGGCATAAAAGGGAATAGTGACGATGTTGGCTATCACTACTTCATTAGTCGTAATGGTTCCATTCATCCAGGGCGAAAGGAAGAGTATGTCGGTGCCCATGTGAAGAACCATAACCGTTTTAGCCTTGGAATATGTCTTTCTGGTAGAACATTCAAAGATTTCCATGGTCCACAGTTTATCACGGCAAGAAAGCTAGTTGATGATCTTTTAAAAAAATATAACCTGACCAGAAAAGACGTTAAACTCCACAGGGAATTAGATGCAGGCAAAACTTGCCCAAACTTTACCCTTGCTCAATTTTGGCAAAAATAAGTTGATCCTCAACTACTTCTAAACTATCGGCATAAAAAGAGACACCGTTGCTCAGTCTAATTTTTTGTATAAAGTTAACCTGTTCAACACTGGCCAGTTTTTGGAGTTCTTCCTGGGTTCGGTATTTAACCTTAAGAGTCTTTTTAGAAATATAAGGTTTTTTAACTTCTATGGCTAAAAACCTACCGTCTTTCAAGATACCTAAAATGTCGGATACTCCTGAAATGTGATGTGGATTACTTGATTTTCTAAAAACTTTTTTAGTCGGATCAAACACACCAGTGGATTGATTCTTCCAAACGAATATTCCTTTATTCCTTAGATAAGATAAAATCTGATTCTCAATTTGTTTTTCGGTTGGATTAGATAGCATTGACTCAACTTTTAAAAGGGATGAAACTATAATTGCAGGCGGTCGTCTGCCCATAAATCCTCAGGCGGTAGCGTGTAAACATGGATGTGACCACGTTGCCGCCTCAAATCTTCATCCTGTTTAATTTCTTTTTTTGCTCTTTTTGCTCTGTCATTATTTTGACTTGTAAATAAATGATGACTGCACCTAAAATAATGAATACAGATCCAATGATAATAAATTCCATATTAAATCCAGTTTTTAACATTTTCAGATAAATAGTATGGCACTGAATACCTTAATTTGTCTTCTGTAATATAGTTCCTAGTATAACCAGTCCCGTGATTAAGACCTGAGTAGTGGGCATACTCATGAAGCAAGAAACCTACTAGGTCTAACTTATCCATACTTGGCAACTTTCTAAGATTAAGGTGTATTTTCCCGCTTGAGTAATAACCAATAGCTTTAGACCATGGATTTTTGGCACGGTAAGTAAACACACTTATAGGTTCCTTTTTCTCAAGTAACAAATCTAAAAAATTTTCAGGAGTATTATACTTAAATATGTTTGCATTCTTTTGCAGGTCTTTATACATGATTGAATAAGGAGTTAAAAGTGACTCAGCTATTTGGATTGGATGAGTTAATTCTTTACCAATAATGCAGTTTCTGAATCTCATGTTAATATCCTATCGGAGTATTGTATGCAATCACTGCAGATAATATTACTACCATTAGAAGATAAACTGCCATAATTTTATCACTCATTTTCACCTTTTAACTTTTTAAATTCTTCTAAAAATATTTCTTTTTGTTTTTGAACAAATTCTTCTGCAAGTTTTAATTCATTTTCTAAAAATCTAATCCGTTCTAAAAACTTATTCATTGTTTTTGGAAATAGCACATCAACTTCTTTAGATGCTTTAACAGTTAGACAAACTTTTGAAGCAGAGGTTTTATGCCAAGATACTTCAATCTCAGCAACTTCATTACCGACAGTTAACTTTATAGGCCCATTATCTTTTTTAGTAATTGTATGACCTACTAGCAAAACAATTCTCCTGATCCATTCATCCAACAGGAATAAGATTCTTCTGTTTTTATAATTTTCTCAGGCTTTTTAGTGTAAAAATTATTTGGTCTTAGATCAAAATAGTCACCATTCACTGGTTCAGTGGTGTCACCTCTAGTTATCTTGCAGCCTTTTATATGAGCAGCGAAATAAAGAGATCTCAAAGACAGGTTTCTAGTTTTGCCATCCTTGCGATAATAAACTACAGGCCCATTGATTGACAGTGAATGCTCTAGTTGAGGAATGATCTCTTTCCCTGTTTGTTTGACGAATACTCTGGCATTCTCATCAATTTCAAGGTCTGGGTAAAGGACGCACTGTACTCTCATTTACTAATTACGTCTATGCAATTCTTTAAACTCTGCTTCATGCTATACGCATAATGTTTTTCTATGGCAGCAGCTTCTTTAAATCCTGTAAACCTTCCAAAATAGAATCCCACAAAAAGTAAAAGAGCAGTAAAAAGTAAATCATAGATTAATTTAAAAGACATTTTCAACCCCTGCATCTAAAGGAAGATTAACTAATGTTACGTCTTGAAATGGGCGACAAACTGCAATGTCGCCGATTCTATCATGGTAAACCCAGTCAGACTTGTCTGAAGAAAGAACAAAAACAGTCCCAGGTTTATCTATATCAGCTAAAGTTTTTGGACATGGATCTGAATTTAGTCTCATTTTAAAACTCAGTATTTTTCAAAGAATAAGACCTAAAACGTTCACATATAACTGTTGTTTTCTTAATTTCACCATCTAACCAGGTGTGTGCTTTGCCCTCGATAAAAATGGTGTCGCCTTCTGAAAAATCATTTTGAATAATGTCAGCTAGTTTTCCATAACCTACGCAATCGACATATTCTTTGCCTTCTTTGTCCCAAGTCTTCACAGTAAACTTTAAAATAAGGTTTCCCGATTTGGCCTGGACTGGTTGTTTGTTCTTAATTGATCCCATTAAAAATACTTTATTAAAGCTCATCTGCTAGACTTCCTTTCCATATTGGCTTTTTCGATTAATGCGCTTGCTTCTGATTTAGTAATATCTTTAGAGAAATAAATACCCATTTTAGTAAGAGCTCCTTTCTGAGCATCGGATGCCTTATCCATAGGATTTTTAATTTGAACAGGTTTTGGCTCAGTAGTTGGCTCAACTATAAATGTTGGCTTAGGTGTCGGACTTTTGACAGGTGATGGTTTATAACCAACATCCTTTCCAGACGCTCGGTTGGCATCATCATCTTCGTCTATAGTTGCAATCCCCAAAAGAGCGGTTAGCTGATAACGCTTGTAGTAAGATATTAATGATCCGTATCGTTGTGGGTCTGGATTATGTGGCAGAATCATCTCAGATTCAATCACTTCTCCTGACTCATGTAGAAGACTTGTGATTAGTATAGTGCCATTATCGGTAACTCTCATGGGTTGAGTTATGGATAGCCCATAAGAGTTTAATAAAGGCATTACGGCCTGTAATATGTCACTGAGGCTCGCATAAGAAGACCGAAAGAAAGGATTCTCAGACCCCTTTTCCACTGGCTTTAGCTGTGATTGAAACTTTACGAGAGCTGCTGCGATAGACTTCATGTAATATTCTCCTTATTTGTAAATCAAACGCATCTAACTTGGTTTGCTTATATTGTTTTGCACAGAGGCATAGTCCCCAATGCTTTAGTTGGTCATCCTGGAAATGGTACTCAGATTCATGCCCACAATTGGGACAGGTGATCAATTCGCTATTCATATAATTCTAAAAAGTTTTGACGATAGTATCCAAGCTGCGCCTTGCTCTGGTCAATGCCAGTGTAATAGATGCCGGTGTCATCTATAAGAATTTCAGTAATTGTAAAGATTATTTGGGGGTCTAAGATATATTGAACGGTGTTGCCTATGGCGAAACGAGTATCCATTTAAATCCTTATCATTTTTATAGACCACACTTATACCTCAGCTTAAATAAATTGTAAATATTTAATTTACTTTCTATAAAAATTAAATAATAAACAAGTTACCGCCCTATGTGATTCTCATTTCAGCATTGATTGGACAGGAAGAGGCGGTTATATACTGCCATGAAACCTTGTAAATGAGCTTATCGACTGACCGACGGAAATCATAGACCGAGCATTAATTCTCGTGAAGAGAGGAAGGGCATCCACCCGATAGCTTGCGATATAACCAGTAAGTGTTAGAAGACGAGGCAAGAGAAGATTGTTCTTAGTTTAAAGACTGTGAAGGAATCCTCTCCCTTGGGTTTCTTATCTCCCTCTCTCTGGAAATCATGATTTTGTTTACTTTAATAAGGACTAAAAATGATACTTACTTGTGAATTATGCCAGAATCAATTTTTAACAGAGTCGGATCCACACGTAGTCATACCTGGACAAGAACCTAAGATTTACTGTTATTGCCAAGTAAAGAGGCTTAAAGAAATCGTATCATACTTGCCTAAAGTGCCTACTCAGACTTACGAGAAAGAAATGGCGAAGAGGATTAGAGAATTGGAGTCTGAGAATGCTATTCTTATTCAAGAAATCGAGAGGTTTAAAAGGTATTTAGAGGCATGGGATAACAATGAGTAAAGTAACATTAGAGTTTAATTTGCCTGAAGAACGTGATGATCACATTAATGCCTTGTATGGGTCAGTTTACAAGATGAAGATAGACACCATTTATAATGAAGTGTTTCGACCTATTTTTAAGTATGATCAACCTGTTAAAGGAAAAGTATTGTCTGACTCAGAAAAAGAGCTCCTTAAGCATGTTTGGGAGCTGTTGTATGAGCATTTTGATGGTGTCCTAGATTAGGGTGGAAAATGAACTGTAATACTGAACCACTACAGGTAAAAGTTTTAGGTAGTTATTTAGGTATAGAAAAAGATTATGAGAATGGTACGCTTGTTTCAGTGCGATCTCTCATGAATCAGGCTTTGCAATTTTCTGTTTTGCTCGAATCTGGTGCTTTGTACACTGGTATTCCAATACACATGCTTTGCTCTCCAGAAAATGAGTGTGATTTGTTATTAGGTGAAGCTCAGATGTATGACAATATTGGGAACAAGATTCAGGTCATTACGTTTGACCTTCTAAGATACATGCCATGTACTGTTAAAACAGATTTTGGAAACATAATTAATGGTCAATATCTATTCACTATAGATTTTGTGGGTGATGGGTTGTCTAGACATCCTGTGCAGTGGAAACAATTTCATTGCATTTCTACTAATCGGGGTTGGATGGTTTATCCACAATACAGAATAAAGTTTACTGACGATGCTCTTTGCCCTAACCATACTGAACAAATTCAGTATAAATTTAATGAAAAGATACATTTAGCGGAATAATTATTAAATAACTCTTTGCAATGCTTATATGTTTTGAAACAATCATATAAACATTTCACAGAGAGTTAGAAATGATTTCATTGATTAAAACTGCCTACCAGAAACTTCTTAATATTTATTCCCCTGAAATAATACCACATCCAAAAAACATGAACCAGCACAGCGAAGAGCAAATAAAGCGTCTTGCTGAGCTTATACTTTATCAGGGTCAAAGATTACCGATCATCATTTCAAAGAGGTCTGGATTTATTGTAGCGGGGCATGGTAGGTGGGAAGCCATCAAGATTCTTGCTAAAGATCATGGTTGGGACAAGATCGCTGTTGATTTCCAAGACTTTGAGAATGAAGCGCAAGAATATGCTTTTATGACTTCTGATAATGCTATTGCAGAGTGGAGTTCTCTAGATCTAAGTATGGTTAATTCTGAGATGCTAGAGTTCGGCCCGGACTTTAATATTGATCTACTAGGGATAAAAGATTTCACTATTGAGCCTGTTGAAAAGTTTGATTTAGATGAAGAATTTGATAAAACTGGAGAAGACGTTGCTGATTTTACTGACGGTGTGAGAAAAGCTATCCAGATTGATTTTGAATTAGAGCATTACGACGAGGCATCTGAAATTATTTCTACCTGGAGAAAAAAAGGTGCTTACGTTGGACTAATAATTCTTACTCATTTGAAAGAAAGATTGAATGAGATCGATTGATCTAAACAAAATAAATCATTCATACAAGGTTGGGCAATCTTGTCCTTCAATTGATCCGAATATAACAGAAGATTGTTTGTTATACGAAAACGGTGAGCTTATTGGTTTTTTTATTAACAGTTTGACTGGAAAAATAAAACAATGTGCAGAATTTTGTAACAATGAGCTTTTATCAGAAAGAGTTCCTAAACAAATAATGACGAGGTCTAGTGGTTTGCACAATGGGAACCCGGTTGAGCAGTTTTCAACAATAATTGGCTCTATACCTCCTAAACCACACATGAGACGTTCTTACCCTAGTATAAGTTCCGTTCATAATGTTAAAACAGCGGTTGATTTCATAAAGGGTATGAAAGTTCTTGTTAATATGGCAGAAGAGTTAATCAAAGAGATTATGCCTGGCCAGTATGAATTACAAAAAAGGTTGATAGAAGAGAGAGTTTTAGAAAAATATCGGTTTAGTAAGTTGTTTACTTCTAGTATTTCTAACTTCAACATTTCAGCAGATTTCCATATTGATAAACTCAACATCAAAAATTGCGTAAATGTAATCATATCTAAAAGAAAAGATTCTACTGGTGGAAACCTATATGTTCCTGATTATGATGCTTGTTTCAATTCCAAAGACAGTTCTATTTTAGTTTATCCTGCATGGAAAAGTTTACATGGAGTGACAAAAATAGTTCCAACAAAGAATAAGGGATATAGAAATAGTTTGGTTTTTTACCCTTTAGATGCTTTTTCGAAGGACAGATAATGAAGTTAATAGAAATTGGTCCCTACAGATTGCATTACAGAGAAAACGAATCAGATATAAAAACTTATGAAGAAGTTATTGGAAAAAATGTATATCAAAAACATGGTATAAAAATCGAAAAAAATGATAATTGGATGGATTGTGGCGGAAACGTTGGAGCGTTCACAGTTATGGCAAGTTATTTAGGTGCAAAAGTTACTTGCTATGAACCAGATCCTAACTTATGCAAAATGATCGAGCTAAATTTAAAAGAAAACAATTTAAACGCAAACATTATTAATGCCGCCCTTGTTCATAATGATGCGAAAAAAGCTAAAATGTTTTTTGGAAATCAAAGTTGGAGGAACTCTTTGTTCAAAAACTGGAAAGGCTCTTCAAGTACAGTTGTAAATTGTTTAAATTTTTATGAGCAAAGTGAAAAATTTGAATGCTGTAAAATGGACATAGAAGGTGCTGAAATGCCTATTTTAGAAAATCCAAAAATTAAAACTTTTAATAAATTTGTTTACGAATGGTCTTTCGATATTGATCCAAGCCTCGAAAGACTGTGGAGAGTTTATGATTTGCAAAAAAAGAACTATAAAAAAATTAAAGTAAAAAAAGAATCATCTTGCTCTATAAAAGATAGGAAGAACAACTTGTGGCAATCAAGCTGGTTCCCTGCTTGCACCAATGTTTATTGCCTTAATTAAACTTATGAAAAAATGTAAAAATTGTAATTTAACAAAAAGTTTAAATGATTTTTATGAAAATAGAATGCTCAAAGATGGCCATTTCAGTAAATGCAAAGAATGCTTCAGAAGTTACAATTTGAATTACCAAATTAAATTGGCCAATAAAGAAATGTCAGTGAAGAAAAAAACTCTTGGTTTAAATGCTACAGGAAGTGAATAAAATGACACAAAACTCGGACACTACGCACCTAGCCAAGCAATGCAAGTATAGACCTGAATATTGTCAGAAGCTCATTGATCATTTAAGAACTGGGTTATCCATGCAAACTTTTGGCGGTACGATAGGTGTTACTAGAAGCACTGTTTATAAATGGATAGACGAGATTCCAGAATTCGCAGAAGCACATGACATTGGTTTGCAGCTTGCTCAGGATTTTTTTGAAAAAAGATTAGTAGCAAAAGTTTCTGGGCAAAATATTCCAAACATTGATCAGAAAAAAATTGATACACAAGCTCTAATGTTTGCTCTTAAGACAAGGTTTCATGAAACTTATGCAGACAAACATGATTCTAGAAATATATCTGAATTAAGAATAACTAAAGAAGACACAAAACTTCTTATTAATGAAGCTATTGAGTTAGTAGAAAAAATTAGATGAACATAATACTAAGAGAGTTTCTCCCAGACGATAAAAACTTCATTTTAACTACAATGATTAAATCCTCTTATGAGGACACAACAGGGAAGAAAGAACGCTTCTCTATTTATCATGACGGTTTATCAGACTGCCTAATTAATAAATTTCAGTCAGGTGAGATTAATATCCTAGTTGCCTGTACCGATGATGACCCTACATTCATTGTTGGGTATGCTATTTATGATTTGAATTACACGCTTCATTATGTGCTAGTAAAGATGGCATTTAGAAGAATGGGTATTGCTAACATGATCTTGGATAAAATCTTTAAAACTAAAAAGAACATCACAGTTAGTTTTTATACAAAAGATCTCAGGTTTTTACTTAATAAATATAACCTTGAATATGATAGGTTTAAATTTTACAAATAGGAGTCATTATGGAAGTTATATCAGTTTGTTTTGCTCAGGCAGTGCGTTTACCGAATCACAAGAATGAAACATTCGTTGCCGTAGACGCTTATACGTCGATTGACTGGGACTCAAAATTGAGTGCTGTTGTAATCAAGATGAATGAAATTCAAAAAGAAGTATTAGTATTTTCTACTAATATTGCTTACTTGGTTAAATCTGAATCAAAGAAATAATTAATTGGATCAAAAATTAATAAATTTGTTTCATGGCGATTGCTTAGAACTAATGAAAAATATTCCAGATAAATCAGTTGATATGGTTTTGACTGATCCTCCTTATGGAACTACGGCTTGCAAGTGGGATGTAGTTATTCCGTTTGAACCGATGTGGGAGCAAATCAGAAGGGCAACCAAACCAAAGGGCGCAATTTTATTGTTTGGAAGTGAGCCTTTCAGTTCACATTTAAGAATAAGTAATTTAAAAATGTTTAAGCATGATCTAGTGTGGGAAAAAGACAAGCCATCGGGTTTCTTAAACGCAAAAAAATATCACATGAAATATTATGAAATGATCCATCTTTTTTGTAATGGAGTTCCCCTATATAATCCACAATTTATTTTAGCAAAACCCATGAACACAGTTTATCATGGAGGTAATTCAAAAAGTGATAATTATGGAGATTATAAAAAGGTAGAAAATACAAGAAAAAATACAGATATCAGATACCCGAAAGACGTTTTAAAATTTAACACTGTTAATGGTCAATCAAAGGAAAAATTTCACCCAACACAAAAGCCTGTACCTCTTCTTGAATACCTAATTAAAACATACACACTAGAGATTGAAACTGTCCTAGACTTTACAATGGGAAGCGGTTCAACAGGTGTTGCTTGTAAAAACCTTAACAGAAAATTTATTGGCATTGAAAAAGATGAGAAGTATTTTGAAATAGCTAAAAAAAGAATATTTGAACAAATAAATTAATTGGAGAGTTGGTCGAGTGGTTTAAGGCAAAAGTTTTGAAAACTTTCGAAGATGAAAGTCTTCCTGGGGTTCGAATCCCTAACTCTCCGCCATTATATTATGAACAATCAAGATAAAGAAGCGTTTGAGGAGTGGTTTTTAAGTTTAAATGACTCTCACCTTAATAGAGTAATAAAGCTCAATCGTGGTGCTATTTATGAAGCATGGATAGCCGCTTGCGAATATATGAGAAATAAATCTAATCCCTTAGACGCATTATCACTTTTTGAAAAACTTGAAGCAGAAAGAGCTGAAAACAAAAAGCTGCGTGATGCTTTAGAAAACATTAAAAATAAATGAATGATGCCGCCCGACTTAAATTAATTATTGAAGAGCTGAAGCGAAGAGGCATCGGGCAACAAGTTAACTTTTTAGATCAATCATTCCCAAAACAATTTCAAGCATCCCAGGACAAGTCAATCCTTAAAGGCATTCAGTGTAGTCGTCGTTCTGGTAAATCAACAGGTGAAGCCAAAGAAACGCTACAGACTGCATTTGATGAAGCAGAGACAAAACACTTATATGGTGCTCTTACTTTAGGGTCTGCAAAGAATATTATTTGGGGCATAATGGTTCATGAGTTAGAAGAAAAGAAGATTCAGTTTAGGTCAAACGAGCAGCAGGGCATCATCCGACTTAATAACAAGTCAGAGATTAGATTGTTTGGCTTAGACTCGTCGTACAAAGAGATGCGTAAGATTTTAGGTGGAAAATATAAAACAGTTAAGATCGATGAAGCTGGATCTATATCTCAGGACTTAAAAAAGATTTGCTACCAAATGATTATGCCGGCACTTGCCGATGTTTCAGGTAGGTTAACATTACTAGGCACTGCAGAAAACATTCCTAAAACATTTTTTGAGCAGGTCACAAGTGGAAAAGAGCCAGGGTGGTCTATTCATAAGTGGTCTGCATTCGATAACCCATACGTTAAGGATAAATGGCAAGAGCACGTAGACTGGATAAAGAATTACAATCCTACTTTTATGCTTACTTCTGAATATAAAACGCATTACCTAAATGAATGGTGTGCAGATGATAAGTTATTAATTATAAAGATTAATGAAAATACTATCATTGATCCGATTGATTTAATTAACCCTACTTATGTCTTAGGTGTTGATATTGGATACAATGATGCTACTGCGTTTACTTTAGTTGCATTTCATCACAAGTCACCAAACTTATTTGTAGTTGAGGCAGTCAAAGAGAAAGAATTAGATATTACTGACACGGCAAATAGAGTTAAAACTTATTTAAGAAACTACCCAATAGGGAAAGTCATTATTGACGGTGCAAACAAGCAAGGTGTTGAGGAGATAAAGAACAGGCATTTTATCCCATTGCACGCTGCCGAGAAGACCGATAAGGCATCATTCCTAAAAATTCTTGCCGATGATATTACTAGAGGCAGAGTCCAATACTTTAAAGGTAAATGTGATTCATTAATAGAAGAGCAGGAGCAACTACAATGGAAAGATGATACAAGGCAAGTTGAGGACCCTAGGATTCCTAACGATCAAAATGATTCTTTTCTTTACGCATGGAGAGAAGCACGCAACTATTTATGGAAAGAAGAAACTAAAATGCCTAGCATAGATACAAACGAATATATGGATAAATATGCAAAACAACTTTCAGATTTAAGGAGAAAACAAAATGAGTATCAATATTGAAGAAATGGATAGACTTTTACACGTCTTAAGAGCTCACTCAGTAGAATCATTCAAAAGTGGTGATATTGAAATCAAAATAAGTCCGGTAAAATACATAGCTGAAGCAAACGTATTGCCTAGAATTGGATCTTCTGAAAAGATTACAGAAGATGATTTATATTATTCTGCTTCTAACCTTAAACTGAGAGCTAATTAATGGAACTACAAAAAAATTGGTGGGACATAGAAAAGGATCCACATAAAAGAGTATTTGAAACTGCAGGAAACATAAGAAGAAATCAAACTGCACAGGAGGATTTAGATGAAAGGCATTTTCGACTATATTCTGGGTTACCTTTGTATTCTGCTTTTACTTTCAATCTTACGTTTGACACTCTGGATGCTAAATTCACTATGAACATCGTCCAAGCTGCTACTAATACGCTTGTATCTAAGATTGCAAAGAATAAAGTTAGGCCATCATTTTTAACAGATGACGGTGACTGGGGAATGCAACAACAAGCAAAGAAGCTATCCAAATATGTTTACGGACAATTTTATAAATCCAAGGTTTACGAAGAATCTAAAAAAGCATTAAGAGATGCTCTTATATTCGGTGATGGTTTTATTAAGCACTGGCATGATGCCCAGGGAAATATCCATCTAAAGAAAGTATTTAAACCATGCCTTGTAGTTAACCAGGCAGAGGTTATGTATGGAATGGAGCCCAAAACTATTTACGAAGTGAGAGTAGTTGATAAGGGAACTTTAAAAGAAAAATATCCTGATTTTGCTGTTGAGATTGCAGAGGCAAGCATCACTGACATTCCATTCTTTATTGACTCGTTTGAATCTAACCACCAACTTGCCGTTGTTGTTGAAGCATACCGATGTGCTCATGTGACTTACGATAAGGATGGTAATAAAATCCTACACAAAGGTAAACACTTTATTGGTATTTCCACCGCTACATTTCTCTATGAAGACTTTGAGAAAGAGAAAATACCTTATGTTCGTATTCAGTATGTACCAAATGCTGTTGGATACTTTTCTAAAGGCATTTCTGAGATCATTACAGGTCACCAAATTGAAATCAACAGAATGCTAAGACGTATATCAAGATCTATGAACATCATGTCTTCGCCAAACATCCTAGTTGATTATATGTCAGAGATTATTGATACACATTTTAACAACGAAGTTGGAACAATTGTTAAATATAAGGGTGCACCGCCTTCATATAACTTTCCTATGGGAATTAATCCTGCAGTGATTGATTGGTTCCTGACTGTTTACCAAAAAGCATTTGAGGAGATTGGACTATCACAGCTTACTGCACAGTCTAAAAAACCTAGTGGACTTGATTCTGGTAAGGCACTCAGAGAATACAATGATATTGAAACTGAAAGATTTGCTGAATTATCTCAGGCCTGGGAGCAATTCCATTTAGACCTAGCAGACGCAATTATTGATCACTCTAAACAGATTGCAGACGAAGGTGGAAATGTAGTTGTGTTATCACCTGATAAGTATGGTGCTCAAAAGATTGATTTTAAAAAGATCAAACTTAAAAACTCAGAGTATGTTATGCAGGCATATCCAACATCAATGTTGCCTAAAACTCCTGCAGGTAGACTTGCATACGTCCAGGAAATGCTTGCCGCTGGATTATTAGAACCACAAGAAGGTTTAAGTCTTCTAGAGTTCCCAGACATTTCAGAGATAACAGAAAACAAAAACGCTGGCACAGATGATATTAAATGGACGGTCTACACTATCATCGAGGATGGGATTTATAATCCACCTGAGCCTTATCAGAATCTTGATTACGGTATTCAATATATGAACTCAACTTATTTAAGGATGAAGTCTAGAGGATTGCCAGTTGATAGGTTGGATCTTTTGCAGAAGTGGATCAATGATGCGCTATCACTTAAAGAGCAGATGATGCCTCCTGCACCTGTTATGCCTGAAATGCCACTAGAAGAACAAGCATTAATGCAAGCTCAACCCGAAACTGGTATTCAATAAGGAGTCTATATGGAAACAAGTTTAATTACAGAGTCAATTGTATCACAGGCAGTAAATCCCGAAGTTATTAACAATGCCTCTGAGTCAATCGAAGTAGAATCTGCACCACAAGTTGATGATTGGTCACAAAAACTTGCACTACTAGCAAAGAAAGAGCGTGGATTGTTAGAAAAACAGAAATCCTGGCAACAAAAACTTAAAGACATAGAAGAGAAAGAAAAGAAGTTTTCAGAGTGGGAACAACTCGATCGTCTTGCAACTGAAAATCCTTCAGAGTTTTTTAAAAAGAAAGGTCTTAAGTTTGAAGAGCTACAGGATAAGATGCTCGCCTCCTTAACAGATGAAGAGCTTGATCCAATCCAGAAACAATTGAAAGAGTTAAAAACTCAGTTATCTGCAAAGGATGATGAATACAAAAAGTTACTAGAGGAAAAATTTGCCGAACAGGACTCACTTAAAAAAAATCAAGAGATTGAAGAGCAGAGTAAATACTATAATGCAGAGCTAAAGAAGTTTATACAATCTAAGTCAGATGATTTTGAATTGATTACTACGTTTGAAGCTGCTGACGAGGTCTTTAGTGTGATTAAACAGGTCTACTTAAAGACTGCTGAGTCAGGTGCACCAAAACTAATGACTTTTGATGAAGCGTGTCAGCTCTATGAGAAAAAACTTGAAGAGACGGTGCAGGGCATGGCAAAATCTAACAAGGTAAAAAAACTTCTCGGTGTAAATGCCGATGAAGATTTTTTCGGCTCGAAAGTTATGGGCCAATACACACTCGATGACTCGTTCTCACAATCGTCAGCAAATAGTCCTGAGCTGAAAACTGAAGAAGAAAGATTGAGAGCAGCGGCAAAATTATTTGAACAACAACTTAAATCTTTCTAAAGGAAATCACTCATGACAGCTACAACCATTAATATGGCGGCGATTTTAAAGACGCTTTACCCTTCAGGTCTACCAAAAGACGCTACCTATAAAGACAATCCTCTTCTTGCTCTTATGCCTAAGGCTACTGACTTTTATGGCGAAGATGCTAAGGCACCTTTAAAGTATGCTCCAAACGCAGGACGATCTTCTACATTTGCTACCGCTCAGTCTAACTCAACTAACGTTAAAAACGTTGCTTTCCGTTACACAAGAGCGTCTGACTATGCTGTTGCTAGAATCACAAACGAATTGATCCTAGCTTCTAAAAATAACTCTGGTGCATTTGTTTCTGCTCTTAAGCAAGAAATTGATTCAGCTCAGTTGAACGTTACTAACTCTGCAGCTCAGGCCCTTTATGGGAACGGCTCAGGTGTTATTGGCCAATTGGATACAACTACTGTACTAGCTTCTACACTAATTAAACTTCGTAATCCTGAAGACGTTGTTTTCTTCGAAGTTGATTACAAGCTAAAACTTTCTGCTACCAATGGCGGTGGTTCAGTTCGTTCAGGTGTTATGACTGTTGTTGCAGTTGACCGTGAACTTGGACAAGTTACAGTTGATGCTAACATTTCTACATCGATTGCAGCTGCTACTATTAACGACTTCATCTCTATCGAAGGTGACTACGATAAGAAAATGAAAGGTCTTTCTGGGTGGCTTCCTGCTGTTGCACCTACTGCCGGTGACAACTGGTTCGGTGTCGACCGTTCTGTTGACGTTACTCGTCTTGCAGGTTTCCGTGGAAACTTATCTGCTCTTCCAATCGAGGAAGCTCTTATCCAGGGCGGAATGAAGATTGGACGAGATGGCGGTAAAGTTGATCATGTATTCATGTCATTCCAAAAGTACGCAGATCTTACTAAAGCACTTGGATCTAAAGTTCAATTCGTTGACGTAATTGCAAAAGATGCAAACATTGGTTTCCAAGGTGTTAAAGTTAACCTTGGTAAATCAATTGCTACTGTTATCCCAGACAGAAATTGTCCTGATAACAAAATGCAGATGCTTCAACTTGATATGTGGAAAATCCACTCTCTTGAAGGTATGCCAATGATTCTAGATATGGATGGGCTTAAAATGCTCCGAGTATCTAACGATGACTCAGCAGAAATCAGAGTAGGTTACTACGCTCAGATTGTTTCATACTGGCCTGGTTCTTCTGGATCATTCACTATCTAATAACAACAGTAGGGAGGTGTAACAACCTCCCTTAATAAAGGGAATTGAATATGGGTAATAGGTATATGTCACAATTTCAATATACCCTTGAGAAGGACACCGTCACTCTCTTTGGGTCTGTTGTTATTGGAGCCGCTGGAGCTGTGCAAACAGTTAAAGGCGGCGGTATTGCAGGTGTTGTTAAATCAGGAACAGGATTGTATGAAATAGAATTCGAAGACTCATGGTCTAGACTACTACATTCAAATGCCGGTATCGTTTCTGCTTCTGCTCCAAACATTGCTTCAATTTATATAAAAGAAAATCCGTCTACTCTACAGGAAGATGTTCAAGCTGATAGAAAATATAAATTTGAAACATTAGATTTTGCAGGAGCTGCCGCCAATCCTTCGTCTGGTACTGTTATTTCTATCATTGTAGTGTTTAGAAAAACATCTATCAAGCCGTTTGATAATTAAGAGGTTTCTATGCCAATCATGTTAGGGGTTGATAAAAAGAAAATTTCAGACGGTCTTATTGAAGGCATTATCGGTGGTAAAAAAGCCTACTCAACTATGCCAGCAATGTATCCTGACTCTGTTAAAATGTGTGCTATGGAATTTTTAAAAGCTATTGAAAGCAAAGATCCTAATAAGGTCATATCTGCTTTTATTGCTCTTGATCATGAAGTGGACGCTCTTGAACCAGAGGAAGAAGAAGAAGGCACTGAAATAGAAATTTCCTTGTAAGGTTAATAATTATGGCATCTGTAACACTTTTAGAGTTGAGAAATAGATCACGGCAACGTGCTGATATGGTTAACTCTAAGTTTGTTACTGATGCCGAATTAAATACCTACATAAACGCATCAAACGCAGAGCTTTATGATCTCTTAATTGCCTCTCGTGGTGAAAATTATTTCGTTCTAAGCTATAACTTCACGACAAGTATTAATCAGGACACATACGCACTACCTGCAGACTTTTATAAACTTATGGGTGTTGATTTTGTAACATCATCAACCCAAGCAATAACTTTAAAGGCATTTAGATGGCAGGAAAGAAATAGATTCAGAGAGCCGTTTTATAACGTTAGAAACTACAATTTAATGTATCAAGTGCGGGGAGATGATCTTGTTTTTATCCCGACACCTAACGGATCTCAGTTGATTAGGCTATGGTACATTCCATTACCTCAAGAGCTAACATTGGATACTGATTCATTTAATGGCATTAACGGATATGAAGAGTATGTCGTTATAGATGCAGCAATTAAAATGAGAGTTAAAGAAGAGTCACCGGTTGAAGAGCTATTGTTAGCTAAAGAGAGTATGCGTCAAAGAATACTTTCTGCTTCTGCAGGAAGAGATTCAGGCGAACCTGCCAGAGTAGTTGATACTGATTCCAATTATGCTGGGTTCAGAAACCTATGGAACTAAAACCATACAAAAAACTGACCGGTCTAGAATATAATCTCTCAAAAACGGTACAATTTACTGAGGAATTTAATAAGCAATTTATCAACAACCCATTTCTTGTGGGTAATATTTTTTCTGCCACAATTACTCCTGCTACTGCTACAATTAATCACGGACTAGGTAGCGTTCCACTTGGTTGGATAGTTTTAGACCAGGGTGCTGATGCAAATATTTGGAAAACATCATCGGATGAGAAGACTATTACGTTTGACTCGTCTGCTACAGTAACTATTAAAGTTTGGATATTTTAAATGGCACTCCAAAGACAGACCGTTTCTATTCCAATATCTGAAGGAATGGACACAAAGACAGATAGTAAGCAAGTCATGGCAGGCAGAGCATTATTGCTTCAAAATGTACGTTTTCAGAAGACTGGTAAACTATCTAAGCGTTTTGGGTTTGTTCAATTATCAGATTCAATTAATGGCGGAAACCTTTCATCATATACGGTCAGTGCTATTGCCTCAGATGAGGATAAGATTGCAGCAATTACTTCTAACGGTGTTTACACATTATTTAATCAAGAAAATGCCTGGAAAAAAATATCAGAATTTAAAAATGCCTTAAGTGTTGATTCTGAGTTTTTTTCTAAAAGTTCATTTCAAGAAATAGGCCCAGACGCTGACTTTCAAAACAATATCTTTGCTTCTATTTGTTATAAAGTAGGAGATCCTACTGCAGAACCATACCAAGCATCATTGATTTATGAAGACTATGTTTCAAATACTAGAAAGGAAAAATCACTAGCAATATTCTTATCGAGTGTCATTGCAAAGAGAAATAACGCAAGAGTATTTGTCGTTGGAACTTCTACAAATCCTTCTTTTTTTGTTTTCGTTCCACAGTCAGCAACAGGCGGTAATGGCTTCCAGGTCAATATATATGACAAAGATTTGACACTAACATCCAGTGCAGTCATAGGAGCTCTTAATTTTGATAACGCAGGTTTTTGTGCTCATAGAAACGGTTCTACTATTTACGCAGCAACTATTTCCTCGGCAAGTGTTGCACTTTATAAATTTACATTGGCAGGAGGAACTACTCCTACTCTAACTGGGACATACACTTTAGTTGGAGGGAATTATCTTGTCTCTGGATCACCTTGCGGAATAGATCTCTATGCCACTGCTAACCACGTTGTTTTGGCTTATATAGACGGCAATGGTGCGGTAGCAGGGCAAACATCACTAGTATCATTTGATACTTCGTTCACTCTTGTAATGGCACGCAAAACAGTTTCCGATATAGTAAAACAAAGAAAAGTTTCACTTATATGTGATGCAACTTATGCTTATGTTATATCAGAAGCATTAGAGGAGCCTTACCCTGGGTTTGTTACGAAACTTGCCGTTACAGTTGAAATGAACAGAGTTAGCTATACAACTTCTGCAGTTCCGGATAACACTAAGATCATTTATAGACCTAAAATTTTATCTAAGCCTATATTTATTAATTCTATTCCGTATGCAATCATCCATTTACAGGAAGAAAATCAATTTAATGGATATGTTGTTGAGTTTTTAACAGGCAATGTGAAACAAAAGTTTTCAATAAACGCAACTTTTGCACAGGATCTTTTCACGTTACCTAACTTCCAAGTATCAAATAGCCCACAAGTGAGTGCGTCAATCTCATCAATATTTTACCCTTCTGTTTATACTGTTGCAGTAAGAGAAGTGACTGAAGCCCCGTTAAATTTTGTGGGTACTAAAAGAACATTTGTAAACCAAGCGGCTGACTCTGGAATGAAGGCAAAACTAGGTGCGTCTATTTATTATAATTCTGGATCTCTTTTAGAGTTTGACGGAAGAGGTTTCTATGAAAATGGATTTTGGCAGTCACCTCCTGCAGTAATAGCTGAAACTGTTACCTCTGCATTTCCTACACCCGCAGTTGCAAATAAAACATTTTCCTACGTAGCAACTTATGAATATTTTGATGCCAACGGACAATTAAGTTTTTCTGCTGCTTCTCCTATCATCACAATAGGCCCAACATCTGCAAGCACAGAATCAATCCGTATATTTATAAATTGTCCCTTTGGCTCTCTAAAAATTAATTCAGATAATTATTCTGGGATAATGATTACTCTGTTTAGAACAACAAATAATGGTTCTACATTTTATAAATTACAATCAACTGGTTATTTCATACAAAACGATGGGTCACTAATATCGTTAACTGATATTGCAGCGGATGCCGACATTGTGGACAACCAGTTATTATACACCCAAGGTGGAATATTACAGAACGATCAAGCACCTTCATCTAAATTTATGGTGTCGGGTGGTAATAGAATATTTTTGGGCGGATTAGAAGAAAAAGACGAAGTTGCTTACTCTAAAAAGCAGTTATTTTCTGAGTCTATTTTTTTCTCTGATTTTTTTAGAATTAGAATAGCGTCTGGAACTAACTCAGATAAAACTAGAATATCTGCTTTAGGTTACATGGATGGTAAGTTGATAGTTTTTAGAGAAGAATCTATTTACTTTATACAAGGTGATGGCCCTACTGAAACTGGATTACCAATAAATGCCTTTAGTGAACCTGAAATAATTCAGTCTGATGTTGGTTGCTCTGATTCAAAATCAGTTATTAGTATGCCTGATGGTTTAATGTTTAAATCTAAGAAAGGCATTTACTTGTTATCAAGATCAATGCAAGTCAGCTATATAGGGGCAGCAATAGAGGATTATAACTCTGAAGCAATTATTGCATCAATGTTAGCTCCTAAATTCAATGAGGTAAGATTTTACACCTCTGGCATGAATTGCCTTACATACAATTATTTATTCCAGGTGTGGTCTGTTAGCACAGGGCAAACATCTGTTGATGCGGAAACTTACAGGAATACTGTCTCTCTTATTAAAACTAATAAGATTTTTTCAGAGTCAGAGGCAGTATTTAAAGACGGCACTAGTTTCTATGTAATGAAGTTCATAAGTCCTTGGTTAAAAGTTAATCTTGTCCAAGGATATGTCAGAGCGTATCAATTATGGATTATTGGTGATTATAAATCTGCACATACACTTAAGTGTAAAGTTTATTTTGACTACGATGATACTGTATTTGAGGAGTATTCATTAGTGTACGACTCATCTAGTTCACCACAATATCAATTTACTATTTCATTACCTCGTCAAAAAGTTGAAAGTATGAAGTTTGAAATATTTGATGCAGACCATGCCGGAACTGGCGAATCATACGACTTATCTAATATTCAAATTGAGCTAGGCATTAAAGCAGGGGGGTATAAACTTGCACCAAACAAGTCTTACTAAATATCGTAATTACATTAAAGAAAAAGCAAACATTGAACTTATTGAGCATGACTATGGGTTTGTTACATATTCTCTTTTACCCGATCACGTTTATATACATGATATGTACATTGAGAAAGATCATAGACGTAAGGGAGTAGGTTCTAATTTACTAAAAGAAGTTGAGATTATAGCGTGGGCAAAAAAAATTAAATATATATTAAGCTCAGTTCAAATAAACTCAAACGGATTACATGAAGCATTACTTGCTCAAATGGTTAAAGGGTTTAAAATAATTGGAGCTAACGAAAAAGAAATAAAATTAGCCAAGGAAATTGTATGGGAAGCGTAGGAAAAACAATAGAAAAAGGTTTCCAAGCCGGAGGTAGTTTTTTAGGTATTAACCCAGAGACTAATCTACAAGGTATGGGGCAATTTAAATTATCCAAAGAAGCTCTAGCAGGTGAAAGAGAATCATTGCAAAGGTTTCGTGATATTGCCTCAGGTAAATCTCCTTCTGTTTCGGAAATGCAATTTCAAAAAGCAATACAAGATCTTTCCAAACAACAACTGGCTGCGGCTGCATCATCTAGGGGTATGTCAAATGTTGGACTTGCACAAAGAGAAGCGATGCAGGCAGGCAAAGAGGCGGGGATTGATCTCGGTGCACAGTCTGCAATAGCAAAAGAGCAGGAAATAAGAGCTGCTAGTGAACAATTAATGAGACAGGCTGCTGCACAAAGAGGAGTAGCACTTGGAGCTGCTCAATCAAATTTACAAGCAGGCTTGGAAGGTTCAAGAATAAGATCTGAATTTATTGGTAGCCTAGCAGGTAGTGCAGCATCTGCAAGTTCCGGTGGTGGTGGCGGTGGTGGTGGAGCAAATTCTGACGTTTCTCTAAAAGAAAATATGAATCAAACGGAAAAATCTGGTTCTGAAATGGTAGGAGAGTTTTTGGACGCTCTTAAAAGTTACACTTACAATTATAAAGATAAAGAAAATAACGGACAAAAAAACCCAGAGGGGAAAGTCACTTCTGTTATGGCACAGGACCTAGAGAAATCTAAACTTGGAAAGCAAATGGTAGTTGATGGCCCTGAGGGAAAGATGGTTGATTACGGACAAGGCATGGCACCTTTATTTGCTGCTATAGCTGAATTAAATCAAAGAACTAAAAAGCTAGAAAAGAAAGGTTAACATGGAACCTATTACACCAATAAACATGAGTCCCGATCAATTAAGAAGACAAGCTGAAATGATAGCTGCTTCTCAAACACCTTCAGGAATATTAAGACAACCATTGTCAGATGAAGAACTATTAAAATTCTCTAATCAAGCTATCGGGCAACAACAAAATATTGCTGCTATTGATGCTCAAAAAGAAGCACAAAAACTTGCTGAGATTGAAGCAAAAAATAAAACACAAGCAGAATTGGCAGCACTTGGTTTAAAACCTCCTGTTGCTCAGCCTATGCCTGTCAGTATGCCTCAAACACAAGTCAGTGATTCAGACGTGGTATCTCGTGGCGGTGTTGCAATCCCTGGCGAAATGCAAGGCAAAGAGTTAGCTACACAGCCTGTTGCACCTACTAACTCATATAAGCAATTAATTATGTCAGGAGTAAATGCCCAGGATGCAGCTTCTCAAAGATCCCTAGATGCTACCGATCAAATCATGAAGCAATATGAGATGAATCAAGAACGTCTTCAGCAATCGAGATTTGATGCAGAAAATGAATTGAATAAAAAGATAAGTGAGATTGACCAAAAACAAAAAGATTTTACGTGGGACAATAGATCATTGTGGGAAAAATCATCCACTGGTCAAAAAGTAATGATTGCAATCACTGGGTTTTTATCTTCATTATCTCCACAAGGGGCAAAAACATTCCAGGATACTGTTTCTAACACTATGGCACGTGATCTTGCTCAGCAAAAAGAAAGATATAATTTACTTAAAGAGCAAAAAAAAGATTATCAGTCTCTTTATGGTGATCTTGTTAAAAGATTTGGTGATGAAGACATGGCATCATTACAGCTCACTAATATGCAACTTAATGCCGTAAGTAATAGATTAAAAGTATTATCTGAAATGTCACAGTCTAAAATAGTTGCTGCTAAAAGTTTACAAGGAATAGATCTTGTTAATTCTGAAATAGCAAAAAACCAAGCTACTATGGTAAACCTTGCTACTGCAAAAAAATCTAATGTTATTCCTGGTTATGAGAATACAATCACAGACAAGACTGCTAAAGAAAAGTTTTCTCAAACATTAGCAGGTAAAAAGACACTTGATGCCACATTGGCAGATTTGGAGACATTAGTTAAAGGCACTGGGGAGGCCATCCCTTTCACTGCTAAAAATGTTAGAGCAAAACAACTTGTGCAAGATGCTCAATTACAGATGAAAGAAATTAAAAAACTAGGTGTATTGTCAGGTGATGATGCTAAAAGACTAGAAGATTATATAAGTAAACCTTCTCTTTTTAAATCAGACGCTATAATGCTTGAACAGATTAAAGGTATGAGAGACCTTGCCAATAAAGCACTTAAAGCCCAAGAAACAACTTACGGTCTAGTTCCAACAGGTTCAAATATCGGCAGGGTTAAATGATCCAGGTTAGAAATAATCGAACAGGTAAATTAGAAAACATCGAAGATGGTGGATTACCAGATTTATTAAACTCGGGCGAATATTCTATCCTAAAAGGGCAAGAATTAGAGTTCGAAGACAACGATGGTCAACGAAGAATAGTACCATCTGAACAAGTTTTTGATGCGATTGATGCAGGATTTAAACACGTTTCACAAAAACAAGTACAAAAAGAAGAGCAACTTGATATCGCTGCTAATGAGCCTTTTAAAGCAGCAGGGGCAGGATTATTAAGAAGTGTGTCCTTAGGATTATCGGATCAAATTCTTACAAGCACAGGCATTACAAGTCCGGAAAAATTAAAAGCATTGGAAGAGGCAAATCCGATTGTGTCCGGTGCTTCTGAAATTACTGGTGCAATTGCTCCAGCTTTTTTTACAGGTGGAACAAGTGTAGGTGCAAGATTACTTGCTGCTTCTCCTGCAGCACTAGCAGAACGTGCCGGTGTTGCCGCTGCTACTAAGTTTGCTCCTAGTATTGCAGGAAAAATATTATCTAAAACTGCATCAAACATAACTAAAGAGGTAGTCGACAAGGCGGTAAAGATTGGTACAGGCTCTGCGGTTGAAGGTGCTTTCTTTGGTGTGGGTGATGTTATATCTGAGGACGCATTGGGAGATGCTGAGTTTAATGCTGAAACTGCTCTGGCAGGTATGGGTCAAGGTGCGTTGATCGGTGGAATTTTTGGAGCTGCAGCAGGTGGAACTTTTGGAATGGTTGGCGAAGGTGCCAAGGCAATTAAAAGACAATATACAGAAACTATGAAAAAGGTTTTTTCTGGTATTGAAGATAAACAGATTCAAAAGGATGTTTTAACTAGATTATCTAACGAAGAATCTGCTGAAGAAATAATGAAAAAACTTGGTGCAGATGCTGATGAAGTTGCCGACAAGATAGAGCTAGAAAAAGCTGCAGAAGCACTTGCGGTACCTCTCACACCTGGTATGAAAGAAGGTGGAGTATTTGCAGAATTAGAAGGATCTCTCGCACCAGAACCAAGCATCGGTGGGATACTTACAAGAAAAGAAATTAAAAAAACTTATGATGCGTTAGATAATATCCAAAACTTAATTGTTAAAGATGCAGCGGAAGTTGATAAGTCTACAATAGGATTACAGGCAAAGAGTGGTGTAAAAGCAAAAATATCAGAAGAGCTAGAGCCTGGATCATTGCTTTATAAAGAGATCGAGGATAGAGCAGCAGACTTGCCTATAACAGAATCATTAAGAAAAAGATTTAAAACAGAATTGAAAAAACTTCCTTTTGTTGATGTATTTGAGCAGGGACAGAGATTTATAAATCTTGTTGATAACCTAGATACTTACTCTAAAGTTTCAAAATATAGAACATTCATAGGAAATGAATTATCAAAATCTCAAAGAGCAGGTGACGGAAACGCAGTTGAGTTCTTTGGGCAGCTCTATGACAACTTAACAACACTAAGAACTAATGCAATCAAATATAATTTAAAAGCAGCACCGTTTATTTCTAAAGATAAACAGATTACTAACTTATTAGAAGCGCAAGAAATGGCCGATAGTATTTGGCGTTCTACTCATGAAAAATATCAATTCTTAGGTGATTACCTTGGTATTAAAACAAAGAATATGTCTAACCTTCTAAATAGACTTGAAGACGTTGATGTGTTGCCTCTTGCTGATAAACTTTTAAATCTTAAAAAAGTAGAAGATATTGAAAAGTTTCAATTGTATTTCCCTGAAGTAGCAGACCTAGCAAGGGCAAGAATATTGAACGATATTAAGAAGAGATCATCACGCACAGGTGTTTTTAGCTCTAAGGTTTTTAAAACAGAGCTAAATAAACTAGAAGAGTCCCAATTAAAACTTTTAGCTCCACATTTAACAGATCCAAAAAAACTCATAGCTGATTATTCAAAGATTGTTGATAATTTGCCTCCTAACATGAATCCGTCTAATACTTCTGTTAACATTAGTTTTCAGAATATGTTTGAGCTTGCTTATCAGAGCAAAGAAATGTTTCGTTACATGGTCTACAGGTCTGGCCCTAAGGGTATGCTTGGACAGATGACTAAATACATTCCTACCAATGCCGCACTTGAAAAAGCTGTCAATCAAGGCAAAATCAATATCTCTGACTCAGTAGAAAACTTCTTTAAAAAGTCTGCTGCATTATCAACTAAGGCAATTAATAGAACAATAACAGGACAAGATTTGTCCGACGATGATGTTAAAGAAATTGAAAAAAAGGTTGAATACTATCAGCAAGATCCTCAAGAAATTATCCAAGTTTATAATAAAAACAATAAAGCATTATATGAATCAGCTCCTAAGACTGCAGGTGCTTTAGGTGGAAAAATAATGGATGCAGCAGCATTTCTTTCTACTAAAGTTCCTAAAAAGCAGATCACTCCTTTTAACGATGAAACAATTTCAAGATCTGAATTAATGAAGTTTAAAAATTACGTTGATGCTGTTGAAAAACCTTACAAGGTAATGAGCAGTATTGCGTCTGGGTATATTGCTCCTGAATACATGGAAGCATTTAGGGCGGTATATCCTAGAATGGCAGGTGAAATACAAAAAGAGTTTGCCGAAAGATTGCCTGAATTTAATAAAAAGCTAACCGAAAAACAAAAAGCAAATTTATCCGTTATACTTGGATTAGATACAAGAAAAGCATTTACTCCAACAGGGTTTAATATGCTACAGCAATTTAGTGGAATGCAAATCAAAAAAGAAATACAAAATATGCAGCCTCAAAGAAGAGTCTCTTCCGTAGGGGCAAAAAATATAAAATCATCAACCAGGGAACAGTCTGGGCTTGATAAAGTTCTTTATCGAACTTAAACTTTAATTGTCTTTTTGCTCAAACAGGCAATTAACCCACGAGGGGATTAAAAATGTCACGACGGAATGTACTCAACAAATACCAGGTTTGGAGTTTTCTAAATTCTACATCTATCACAGCTTCTCAAGAGAGTACAGTTGATCAACTAGACGTGATTAACTACATTATTAAAATTGAATCTTCTGTAAATTGTGTAATAAAAGTAGAATTTACAGGTGATAAAAACTCGCAAACTCCTGTCTGGTATCAACTAGACTTTAACACACCAATACTTTTAAACGGTGCAGTTGATACAGAATACACAATACAAATTGAAAAGCACTCAGCTTTTAAAATGAGACTAAATGCAGTTTCAAATAGTGGAACAGGTTTAATTAATGCCTGGATCACTGGGAATAATTTGGGGGCATAATGAAAATATATCAATATCCTCCTAGTGTTTTAACAGTTGCTGCACAAGATTCATTTTTTCAATATAATGGTTCTCAGCAAGTAGTTGAACAAGATACGACTAATGATGCTAACAATAGAGCGTTTCCCTCTCTTCAATTCATTTATGTTGACGGTGATCAAGTCCCAGTTACTAAAGATAACGTAACTCCTGCCAACACGGTTCCATTACCTGTTGAAATCATCGGATCCGGATCTACAACACTTTTAACCGGAACTCTTGATACAGGTAACTCAAGCATTACACCTTTGGGGATAGGCGGAGTTTTTACAGGGACTGCGTTTGACATTACTTCTTATGCTGCAATCAATGTGAACGTAATGTCTAACGTTGCTAGTGCAACTAATGGTGTTAAAGTAGAATTTTCTACAAATGGCACTAACTGGGATCACTCGAACTCTACTACATATTCAGGTGCAACAGGTGTTGGTTATATATTTAATGCTGAGTTTAGGTTTGCGCGAGTCGTTTACACCAACGGTGCTGTAGCTCAATCATTTTTTAGACTTCAAACTATTTTTAAAACAACTAAAGTTCAATCTTCTTTATATACTTTAAATCAAACTGTTACCGGCAATATGTTTGCCGAACTAAATAGGTCTGCACTTGTAGGTCAATCTACTACTCCGGGAGGAGGTTTTGTAGACGTTAAAGTCACTTCAGCAGGCCAGCTAACTACTGAAACACAATTAGTTGCAGGTACAGCAAATATTGGTGACGTTGATGTTTTAACTTTACCTGTAACTTACGGTGCAGGTAATACCGATGCTTCTACTCAAAGAGTAGTTATTGCAACAAACCAAGCAGCAGTAACAGTTTCCAATTCTGACATTGCGGCTCTTAATCAAAGATTAGGCGGTGCTTTAGTTCCTGTGAAATATGATGAGCTCGTTATTTCATACGTTGGTGCGACAACAGACATTTCAACAGTGGTTTATAAACTTGCTACTGTAACAGTTGCGACAGTGACATTGTCTTATGATGGTTCTAACCGATTAATTGGTGTAGTGAGGACATAATGCCTACTAAACAAGTATTTAATCCTCTCACAGGCAATTTTGACCTAATAAACGATCAAGTTTTTGGTATTGCCGTTGAAGATAATGGGACACTGGTAGTTAGTGCTGACACAATGGATTTTCAGGGTACAGTTTTTAAAGTATCAAACCCTTCTGGAAGTAATGCAGACATAAAAATAGGCCCTGAGATAAACTTTGATCCTGTAAATTTAGCCACTATTACCTCTCCTGCAGACGGTGATCTTGCGTGTGATATAAACGCACAATTTGCAATCAAAAGATATAATGCTGCGACTTCGTCATGGGTAAGTAACATTTCTAATTTAGTTTTTGGTGATGTTAATGATGGTTTAAACCTAGGAGCAGGTACCGGCATATTTGCTCAAAAAAATGCACAAAATTTAGAATTTAAAAGTCTGACAGACGGTGCTAATATATCTCTTTCGTCAACAAGTACAGAAATTGATATTAAAGCAATTAATATTGCGACACCTTCTTTAAATTGGGTTAAAGACACTTTAGGACCAATCTCTGAGTTTATAGATGGCTTTCTTTTTGAGTCATTCGATAACGTATCAGTTCAAGAAATATTTGTCGTATTTAACGTTCCTCCTACCTATGTAGCAGGTACTCAAATATTTTTAAAACAAGGTAAATTTTTCTGTGCAGACGTTTCTCCTGCTACTGTACGCTTTCAGGCTATTTCTACTCTCATAAATGCTTCTACAGTGCTAGGCACTTATACTAATACTTATACAAGTACAAATAGTGCTGTAACATTGTCAGCAACTACAAACTTAATTACAAATATTGGTAACATCGACCTAACGAATGCTTCTGGTCAAATTAATGCCGTAGCAGTCCAGGCAGGAGATAAGATAAGAGTTAAGTTATATCGCCTTGCAAGTGGGTCTGTACAGGATGCAAGATTATTATTAGATAGTTTAGAATTAACATTTGGATAAAAGATGATTAAAAATTTATTTTTATTTTTTGCTGCACTTGGTTTATTTACAACGTTATCTAGAGCACAAGTTTCTAGTGTTACAGGTCAATACCTACAAGATAACAATATTCTTCTTAATCCGGGGTTTGAGTCTGGGGTAGGGAAATGGGTTAACAGTGCAGGAACATTCACTGCTGATTACACTAATTTTATTCAAGGCAAGGCATCAGGTAAAATAGTTTTATCTGCTCAGGCACTAGCATTTACACAAGATTCGACTAGTTTTGTAACTGCTCTTGCCGATGGTGTTCAAGGACTAGTAAGCGTTTATGTTAAGTCTGAATTTCCTGCTAAAGTTTGCTCTAGAAGTGCAGGTTCAACAGTAACTACAAATTGTGTTGATGTGGTAGGAAATAATAGGTGGGCATTGTATAAAGTACCTAGCATTTTAGGTGCTACTTCTAACGGAATTTCAGTTAACACTAATGGAACAAGTGTTACAGGAACAATTTACATAGATGAATCTTTTGTCGGAATAACTGATTTAGCTGCAGATGTAGACGCTTCAAAAATTGCAGGTGAAGCGTATTTTGCAGGTACAGCATCTTGTAACTGGACTAGAACTTCAACTACAATAGGTGCATTTGGTGCTGTTGCTGCTTGTCCTGGCCCTACAATTGCACATCAATATTTAGGTTCTTGGCAAACAACAGACAGTGATCTTCCTAGAGTAACTGTAAATAATCTTCCT